TGCCCGCGTTAAATTTCAACGCTTCTTTAGCTTTTGAATTTTTCTTGACGTATTTTAAAATTACCGATTGAGTAGGATTCTGATTGCCAAGTTTCTTCCTTGCCATTCTAATTTCCTTTCAATCGTCATTGCATGATAACCCTCTCGCTGGGAGATATCGGATCACCTCCTAAACTAATGCACAATAAAAGCACCTCGACCACTGTCAACGTGCTTATGCTATAATTTCAACTTCCTTGATTTCATCCTCAAAGAGTTTTGTCCATCGGGTTCCTGACTGAACAGACAACCCATCAAATTCTTCATCATAGACATCCTTGTCCTCATACAGACAGACACCTTCAAATGTTTGGCCGTCAATATCGGTTATCCTGACAACCTTGTTATTAAATTTCCTGAGTTCCATCAGTCTCCCCTTTCATAGTATGTCGGTATCAAGTGTGCGCCAGTTTTGCTATATTTGATTGTCATAGCATTTACTGGTTTACCAGTATAGACATCGATTCCTAACGGCCTATCTTCAAACAGATCAACCTTTTCGTTACTGGTTTGAGCGCCTTTTCTACTAGTTTCTAAAAATCCAGTCATCTTGTACTTATCGTACAGAGCTTTGATATCCACATGATCATAAAAATAGCTCTTTTCAGACGATGATGTTGATTGAATATGCCTAGCTTGTTTTTCTGGATTGATTTTATCCAACCAAGTTCCATTTTTAAATTTTTCCTGGATATAAACTATATCCTTTAAGCGTTCATATCCCTCACCACCATTATACTTCAAGTCCTGAAACTTTGCTAGTGAAATAGGTGCATTTTGAGATCCCAAAACTTCAACTATTTTCTTATATTCTCGGATATCTACCTTTCGATTATTATCACGTATATCAATATTCTGCTGCTTGCGTCGTTCAAGGACATCAGCGCTTTCTTTTGACCATTTTTTAGACCAAGAGTTTTGCTTCTTCCCGTTTTTAGGATGGTAATCAATAGTACATTGACAGCGTTGATGTCTTCGATAAAATCCTGCTGGCTCTTCTCCATACAAATATTTACCAACTAAAGATTGACACCAATCACAGCAATGTCCTGTTGAATGTCGTTCAATAATTGGAGCCAGCCCAACTTTTTTCTGAAATCCAGCATTTTCCTGAATACTATCATCAATAATGCTTTGGCTAAAATTGACAATCGGTTCCCTCAAAATCCAAGAAATCTGACTAAATTCTTCTTCACTAGAAATCCGATTCACCAAACCAGTTATCCTGTCTTGATTTAATTTCGGTCTTTGGACTGTCAGTCCTATTTTAGCCTCTTCATTCAGATTCTTCTGAACTTGCTGAGCATAACCACTTATCAGCTCGAAATTCCACCCCAGCGTCTCCGTCAGTAGCCTTTTGGCAATATTGTAATACATTTTTCCATCTGGAAGATTAGAGGAGCTTACAGACCCCCTCAGAGCCTTGGAAAGAATTTCCCCTAACTCGATAGCATACTCATTCGCTTCCAGATAACCAGCTGACTTAGATTGTAATTTTGATAAGAGTGACTTCAACACTTCACTATCAAGTCTTGCCTCTTCAAATTCCGTTTGAATTTTCGTCAACAACTCCGGCACTATATCCTTGACCATCATTTACCCCCTTCTCGATTTGAGCGGAGGCAGGAATCTCAGAACCCTTAATTCCCGTCAAATCTCTAATAGTTTCACCGTCAATATATCCAGGAATAGCCTGATTTAGCTTGATAGCCCCATCTCCAATCATCGTTAGCATGTTAGCATCAGCTTCAAATAGTGGCTCCCACTTAACTTTTGTTCTTACAAATTGACTGCGAGCATACCGAATTTCATCTCGCAAACAAGCAGCTACATAAGCTACATTTAGGAAACCAGCCCCTAGAGACCGTTGAGCCTTTCGGCCTGCTAAGCGCAAATTCTCGTGACTAGCCTTGATAGCTTCAACCGACGATGGATTATCTGACACAAAGCCTAAATCATCTAATGTCAAGCCCATTTCACCAGCAAAACCAGCAGCAGCAGTTCTCAGCTGCTCTGTAAAAGGCGACATACTAGCAGTGCTGAACTGTCCAACATTTGGCTTTTCACCATTGTCGCTAGCCGAAATTGTCAACAGACTTGATACTGTCGCTTGCCATTTTTCCAGTGGCTCTGCATCAGGGTCTAGTCCCAGAATATATTTTTGAGGCCATGAATAGAACTCAGCAGTGATATCCGCACGTTCCAAAGTACGCTTAGCGTATTTCTGATAATACATCCCTGCTCTCGTAATACGACTGCGACCAAACGGTCTTACCGCATCGGGACGATGAATCACAGGAACCAACAGTGGAATATCAGTTGGATTGCTGATTGAGTAAGGACGACCATTTTTTGGAATAAAATGCGTTGCATTTGGTTCGAAGTAAGCCTCTAAAGTTGCCTGGCCATAATCATCCCTAGCCAATACCGCATAGCCTTCCACAAGAAGCCCAGTGATAGGATCAATTACTCCAGTCGCATTACTCGATTCAATGACCTGTAATCTCACCTCATCATCTTTGTCTTTCGAAATGTAGATAAAACTACACGATCCAATTAACGAAGCTAGAATAGCACTATCAAAAAAGATATCCGGGTTGTTACGATTAAAGATTTCTGTAACGTTAAAATCATCATTACCAAATTCTCGAAAAACTATACGATCAGCAAGACTATCCACTCCTTTAGCAGTCCACCCCAAAGTAGACCGATACTGTGCCCTGATATTTGCAGGGATCGTAATCCCTATCGGCGCTTCATAATACTTCATAGCATAATGCTTGTATCTCAAATTGACTCTAGCTCTGCAAGATTCTAGTTTTCGTCTAAGATAATCAATTCCTCTTAATTCCAACTCATTCTCCTTTCATATTGTGATTTGGCGAGAGAAAAAATGTACAGTGACGGCGTGAAGCTCGGCCAGAACCGAGGGGAGGGGGTAACCCCCCCTATCAGCTCTGGGTCAACTGTGGTATTTCAGCCAATTGGTTGATTGTGGCAAATTGCGATTTCCAACAATTGCATTTTTTTCAAAATTTTGTTCAGCATATAACTTATCAGACTTTTGTCTATTACATTGCCAATGCGCAAGCTGTAAGTTCTTGATGTCTGATGGATGTCCATTCCTATTCACTGGAATGATGTGGTCTATCACTGGGGATAGTGGGTGAGGGTACCTGAGTGATTTATCTACAGGCTGGCCACAGATCCCACAGGTATTCTGAGTCTTGAGTAGTATCTTTTTATTCTTTTCAAATGCTACTCGATGCGGACCGTTGCGGTCTGCCCGTAGTTCTTTCATTGTTCATCTCCGTCATAATATTTATTTCACTACTTACAACCATCATTCCACATCATCTCTTCCTGCGATATCGATACTGTGGTATCGAACGTAGGGGGGTGTTTTTTTATTGGTAGGGGGTGTTGAATTGATATGGTAGGGTGTTAAGATTTACACCTAGGTTCTATAATTTTGGGGTGCTATTTTTTAAGAGGGGGAGGGTCTTTGAATTTAACATATCTTATATTCTGTTAATTTGAAGCATGAGCCTTTCTACCTTACTCTCTCATAGATAAGTGAGCCATATTAATAAATGAATTTACTTTATCTCATTTTGTTAAATACATAGCCTTAATAAGCAAAATTCAGCATGCTATTATCTAACTCATCCTGCTTGAACCCTATATAACCAAGTGTGATATCTGGTGAAGAATGATTAAATAATTCCATCAATATTCCAACATTTTGATTCTTTCTGTAGTGATGGTATCCAAACGTTTTCCTCATGGAATGTGTTCCGATATTTGTTAATCCAACATGCTCTCCTGCATCTCTCAAGATCTGATATGCTGCCACCCTACCAATGTGTGTTATTCTAAGTCCTTCATTGCTCACCTTCTTTCTCGAAGGGAACAAGTAATCATAATCCTTTAATTCATTTTCCTTTATATAATGATCCAGGGCTTTTCTTAGAGCTGGGTTAATAGCGAATCTCTTTGTTTTACCTGTCTTGCGTTCGGTAACTTCAATGTGAGTCCCTTTAACACTTCTTACTTTCAAGGGCAGGATATCACTAACTCGCATTCCTGAATAAAGCCCTGTAACCATCATTACATAGTCTCGTTCATTCTTACTCTTTAAGTAATCCTTCATGCGTTCGATGTCATCTGTATCACGAATCGGTTCCACTTTACGCATTTACCTGCTCCTTTCAAATAAAAATAGTCAGTTCTAATGAACTGACTTAAAATATTAGCTGTATGGGATTCGAACCCATCCCACCCCGAATCTCTCCTGGTGAACAGCTAACCAAAATTATAAATAGGAGATCTACAAAAAAGTTCTAGGCCACCGCCTTCATTTTCTGATAATACTATTTTAAGTCATATTTTGTGTTATGTTTACCGTTTTTTTACCGCAAAAATACCGTTTTTTTTTACTACATACTAAAACAGAATCACGATATTGTTCTGCGAATGCCAGTAAAGCATTGTTGTGCAACTCCTGAAATTTAGTCCTCTCAATGCCTAGATAATTGTAAATTTCGTAATTGAAATCCTTTTGAGGTTTTAAAAATTTAGAGAATAAAATATAACGATAGGTTGGATTAAATAGCCTGCTTACTGCTTGTTCAATTTCCTCCAACTCATTCATGGCGTCCACACGTCTGACTGCTAAATTCTCAACAGCTTTATTAGGTCCTGCGCCTCCTCGTGGTTGAAATGTGAATTCCTGCGTAACTTTTTGAATTGGGCTATCGCATGCTATTTCCCTCCACCGTGGATATTCTGAGAGCTTCTTTTTTGCCCTCTTGATTGTTTCTTTCTCATCAATATCATCAAAAAGTTGCATTGTTCACCTCCATTTCCTAGTCAATTTAGTTCTATATTCAACTACACCATTCACAGTATACTCAAACTTCTAGCTCATCCTCTCAATTTAATTCTTTCAAGCTATCCCACATCCCTCCACTTAAAATATCAATTTCTACAATTTTTTCTAATTTTTCAGGCAATTCAACAAATCTCCACCACTCTGATCCGTCATATTCTCCACGTTCTAACCACCAACCTTTACCAACTAAAATTAAGTCTTTAGCTACTCTTTGAGCACCAAATCCTGAATTATAATCCGTTCTCTTAGCTACTTCCTTGAAATTTTCCTTTGTAATTCCAAAATCTTTTCCTTGAATATATAAAACATCATCAAATGACAAGATGTGCTCTTTTAATACATTAGTAGTCTCTTCCCACAAATTAGTTAATTTCATCCTTCAACCTCCTCGTTCTTAATTTCTCCAGTTATTCTATTTTCTAAAGTACGTTCCGAAAAACAAAGCTCACCGTCATAGCGATAATAATCGACAGTTCTTTCAATCCATTGCTTCTTAGAATACGGATATCTTTTTGGTCGTTTCATCCTTCCATCTCCTCAACTTCAATCCCCTCGCAATCAAACACCCAGCCAAAGCCGGCTTGTTCAAGTTCTTTGCGGGTGAATTTAGTTTTGCGCAGATCGATTTCGGCTGCCCAGAAGATACCATTGTCT